GCCGCGCGGTTAATTGGACCCGAAACATAGGCGGTATTTACTACATCCGAAAGCACAGTAGCCACATCATCCGTTAATATACAATCTGCCCCAATCGCTGCCGATGTTTTTGTCACGCTTTCCCCTTCCCCCGCAGAGATCTCCTCCGTGGTATCCGTCTGCTTATACGTGCCATCCGCAGCTTGTCCCATCAATGTACCGCGCTTTAAAACGCCCTGTCCTTTTGCTACCATAATTCCCTTTACCGTTATTGGAATTGCACTGTCCGCAATTAACTTGTCAGGAACAAATGTTCCCGTTGTCCGATACAGATTTTCACCCATCCGTTTTCACCTCCGCTTTCTTTTAAATTTCTCTGCAAGATTTCTTACCTTGGTTTCCTGTTCCTCGGCAGATTCTCCGCTATCCGCAAACCCTGCATTTGCCGTAGGCACAATTTCGCTGGTTCCGGATTCTTCGATATCTTGTTTCATGTTGGATAATGCCGCTGCTGCCATAATGCCATTTGCTCTGAATGCTTCTAGTGCAAGGGCTTCTGCGGTAATTTTTCGTTCTCCATACTTCGCCTTCATCACCATCCCATCTGAAATCTGTCCAGCAATCTCATCAATTGCCTTTAGGCGTGCATTTTCGGCATTTGTCGCCTCCAACGCAGCGGACTCTTTGATTTGCTGTACAAGTGCAGGATACTTTGCCGTTAATTCCTCGGCAGTTGAAATTTTCTCTGTTTCATCCATTTTTGTTCCCTCCTCTGTCTTTTTTATTGCGATACTATTTAAAACACTGTCCGGTAATTTCCTGCCCGAAGTGGTGTTTTCTGATTTTTTGCTTGTCTTTCCAAGCATTTCTTTTGCCTTTTCAATAGTTTGCCTGTCTAATACCGCATTGTAAATCGCTGGTTTTTGCCCATGAAAAAAAGCCGCTTCCTCATCGGCTTTTGGCTGCTGCTCTTGATTTTCCACAATAGAATCAATAAATCCGTAGTTTAATGCCTCTTCTGCGGTTAGCCAGGATTCTTTATCCATCAAATCCAGCAATTCTTCTTGGCTCATATTTGTTTTTTCTGCATATGCTGCGGTAATTGCTCGGTTTATTGTCTGCAAGATCTCCGATTCTTTATCCATTACGTGGTAATCCCCTCTTGCACCGCCGGATACATTATGTATCATAAAAATTCCCACAGGAGTCATTTGGCATCTTCTGGCGGTGGCAATATAGGATGCGGCGGACATGGCCATACCAGAGATTGTGATCATCACCTTTCCCTTATACTGCCTCAATGCGGTATAAATCTCATTTCCTGCAATTACATCCCCGCCGCCGGAATTGATCTCAACCTCCAACTCCTCACCATTTGCATTCTCAATTGCTTTGTGAATATCTGCGGGACATACTGCTTTAATGCCGAACCATTCATAAATCCATCTATCATCATCACTTACAATCGTGCCTTTAATACTTACTCTTGCCATCGTTCTGCCCCCTTGTTTTCCTCTGCCTTCTCCTCCACATTCAAAAGTTTTGCGATCTCGCCCATCCGCTCCGCCTCATACTTTAGTTGCACAGCATTATCATCAAAGCTTCCCCCATTTAATTCCATTGTTTCGGTTTCTCTTGTGGATACCCCAAGAGCAACGCGCTTTGTTGCCGCATTTACTTCCCTTAATGGATCAAGCATTCCTTGGGATGGTCCATTCCATTTGCATTTACACCATGCTTTTCGAATGCTCGCATCAAAGAAAAATCCGGGAGCTTTTAATCGTCCCTTTGCAATCGCCTCCACAAGCCACATTTCATAAATAGGCTGGCAAAAATCTTTGACTAGCCATCTGCGTTTCATCCGAAATGCTTTCCAGGCCTCTTCTAATGCTGCCTTGGATGCGGAGTAACTTGCTCCGAACTGTTTTAGTAATAGCTCTGAAGGAATTTCAAGAGCTGCACCGATATATTTTGCATATGCCGTAGTAAACGCATCAAAATTTGTATTTGGTCTTGCCGGATCGGCCATCTTGACATCTTCCCCCGGTGCTAAGACGTTAATCAGTCCTGGCCCCAGACCATAGTTTCTTTCATCCTCTAATCCTTCGGAATCTTCCTGTAACCCGGTAAATGGCATCTCTGATGTTCCCTTTTCTGAAGTAATAAACACAGTAAAAAATCCATTGATCACTGCTGCCATAATCTCCGCTTCACTGCACCGGGTAAGCTGTTTTAATGATTCGATTACTGGCGCAAGATAAGGCACTCCCCTGTACTGCTCTGCCCGTTCGCTCTCAAAGATCATCAGCACATTTGGAAATCCTGTTCGTTTCCCATATGCTTCTACCCTTTTCCATTTCTTCATTGACTGCAAGGACGATTGCGGATAGGTATTGCAGATATAGTAAGCCACCACCGCTCCTTTTTTGTTAATTTCCACTCCATTCCAAATGCGGTTTCCGTTTGCAGGGTTTATCTGTTGCAAATTTACATATCCACCGGAGGAGTAGGGATTGCAAACCTTGTCGGATTCAATCATATGTATGCGCAGACTATAAGGCATAAACTCTGTTTCAGAATCATCGTATTTGATCAGCGCAATCGAATCTCCATTGGTAAGCCACGAAAGACAAGCAATCTGCTGCATTTCATAAAAATCATTGACTTTTGTGCTGTCACAATGCTTTGATTCCGCCCACAACTCAAATTCCCGTTGTGTATTTTTATTCCATTCTTTCGCTTCGCTCTCCGAAAGCCCTAAGACTTCTCGGTCAATCGTTGGCCTTGCAGTAAGCCCAACACCAACAATATTTGTTCGATTCGTTTTCAGCGCAGATACCCCAATCGGAGCGGACATCATCAGGCTCCGCGAACGTTGTCGCAGCGTATTTAGATTGCGGTCAATGTCTTCCTGCGGAGATTTACTTGATGCATTCCATCCTTTCATTGAATTCTTGGAGTGTGATGCACCGGATTCATCATATCCGCTATTGGTAAATCGCTCGATGATTTCAAGTTGACATCTTGCCTTTTTTCTTCGCAGTGCGGCTGTTGGATTAACTACAGCAATCGCCCGGTCAATAAAATTCATCTTGCCCTCCTTAAATATCCAGCGGAATACCGCGCAGAGCGCGGTTCTTTCCCTGCGTTCTAAGCGATTTTATTTCATTTTCAAGCGTCTTAATCATTGCCTGTACATCCTCTAAATCTGCTCTGCGTAATTTCTTTGTGCCTATAGCGTACTCCTGCCCGGTTAAAATCGCTTCCTCCGCCTTATAATACAGTTCAAGCCGCCTTTGTGTCCTCTCTAACTGTTCCATAATTCCCGCCTTTCTATCCCTGAATGCCCCGATTGACAATCCCTGTCCTTTTCTTTTTTACCGTTTTCGGCTGCTTTTTCATGTAGTTAATCCCTTGCTTGATTTTCTTTTCCAGTACATCCCAATCTGGACGAAGAATTTCTGCTGCTGCCGTATTGTAGACGCGAAGATCCAGCGGTTCATTTCGCGTTCCTGATTTCTTTTTCCACTTTACAACCGCGCGGCCGTCCTTGATTTCTGTTACCCTCTGTTCGCTGTTCAGGCCCTTTATAACGGTTTCGCTATATCCACGGTCAGAATTGATCGGAAAGTGGCAATACCCCGGCCCTTCGTCAACCGTGGAAAGCCTGGAAACAACAATTTCTTTTCCGCTATCTACTCCAAGAATGAGCACTTTCACTTTATATTCATTGTTTGTTGATAGCTTATGTATTAGCGGGATTCCCTGGCTTTCCCGCCCGAAGCCCTTTATTCCGCTGATACGCTTTCCCTTTTTCTCCATCCGTTTCAGGAATTTATAACATTCCGTCGTTTTGTGGCCGCCCGTGTCTATACAGGTACGGGCAATCAAAAGAGAGGAACCGGACGCGAAATAAAATTCCCGGTCAAGCCACAATTCCAGGCGATCCCAGGTTTCTTCTTTGTCCAGATCCCCGTATAGCTTATCATATTTTACGCCCCAGGATTCAAACCCGCGGCCCCAGCCGCAAACCTCAATTTCAAAACGATCGTCCTGAACATCGACGGCGGCCGTCAAAAGAAGGACGCCCTCCGGAATCTCTGCTTCGTACCGTTCACGGCGGGAAAGAAGGGAATCATCATCCGCGCCCTTTCCGCGCGGCTCCCAAGTTTCCCCCAGCACGGTATTTATAAAGGTTTTCAGTTTGTTTATATCGCCGTAATTCTTATATTCAAAATTTGCTTCTTTCCATTCCGAAATGATTTTTTCCCACCGCACCCACGGCGAAGCCAGTTCGTTTATATGAAACGACCTCTTTCTAAACCTTTCCGGATGTTCAGCAATATATTTTGCTTCGCTTTGTTTCCAATCAAATTCCGGGATATGCTCTTTACAGAATTTACATTCCATAGTTACATCAGAAAAGCGGATCCGCGTCCATTCGTAGGGCTGAAATTTCCCGCAGCACGGACATTTTACGTTCCATTCTTCCATTGTCCCGGACAAATATTCCTTGTAAATCTGGCTTGTTGCCATATTAACCGGCGTCGAAACTTTGATTTTCTTTTTGTTCCAAAAGGCCGTTGTTCGCTTTTCCGCTAATTTAATCGGATTTCCTTCTGTCCCGGCGCTGGCCGGATAACGGTCAACCTCATCCATCAGGACGATCCGCACCGGCCGGGAAGCCAGGCTGGACGGGGAATTTGCCCCGGCTATTGTGACATGCCCGCCGGGGAATGTCTTATGTAAAATCGTATTCCCGGAAGATCTTGATTTCACGTCCCGGACTTTCCCGGTCAAAACAGGCGTGTCCCGGATCATTGTTGCAAGCCTGTCTTTTGAAAAATCCTGCGCCATAGGCGTAACTGTCGGCTGAACAACAAGGATCGGCGCCGGATCATAGTCAATATAGAATCCGATTATATTTAAAATAATTTCCGTCTTTCCTACCTGTGCGGAACTCATAATAACAATATCCTCAACCATAGGATCATTGACAGAATCCATTATATCCCGCTGATATGGCGCCCTGTCTGTGTTCCATTGTCCAGGCTCCGCGGCGCTTTCAGACGATAGTTTCCGGTAACGATCGGCCCATTCGCTGACCGTCAGAACCGGCGGCGGCGAAACGGCCCGCGCCATATGCCGGAATAGCTTCAGCGTTTTATATTCTATCGTCTGATCCTTTTTCCGCGTCTTTATAATGGCCGTGTCTGGCGCTACAACCGGCGATTCCTGAACTTTAACCTTCCTCGCCATCATAATCACCTTCCACGTATTCATCCGAATAGAAATCTTTCGGATTGTAGTCTTTCAATTCGTTCAGGGCTTCCATAACCTCACTTGTCAGGCGTTCTTTGATAAATGCGGCGTCGCGGTTTTCCGGAATCGGCGCGG